GCAGCATTGGCCGTTGAGGAAGTGACGATCACCGGCACTGCTGCCGACGGAGGATCAGCTTCTGGTGAAGTGGCATTCCCGCGCTTGGATTATTTGGCCTGTATCATGGATGTGCGACGTGAACTTGGGGATTACCCCCTGAATGCCGACGGATCAATTGTTTCCCGCCAATTGGGGACCCGTCCCGATTATTCTAGGACGTGGGCAGTCACATAATCGGTCAAGTTTGACAGGTCTCGGCTGTCATGGCCGAAATCAAAAAATCAAACCGTGGCGGTCGCCGCGAAGGAGCAGGGCGCCCCAAAAAATCAGACGGAGATTCAAAGACGGACTTTGCCGCTTACGAAGCCGCTTATCGGTTTAACCCACAACGCATGTGGGTTTATTCCCCCACGCTGGACGCTCAAAAGGAGCTCCAATCTGGATCTCGTTTAGAGTTAATTAAGAAAGCCGCTTGGCTATTTAACAACTCAGGTCTCGCCGGCGGAGCCGTTGAGAAGATTGCCCGTCTTGTGGGACCGCTAATTCCGCAGGCTCGCACCTCGAATGACGCTTGGAACCGAACCGCCGAACAAGCCTTTCAAGACGCCTGCACCAATGCGGCATGGGGAGTTGATGTGGCAGGTGGGGTCAACTTTTACCAAGCGCAGAGCCTCCTTGTCCGCCAGATGGCAATCGCAGGAGATGTCTTTTGGCAGCGCATGACATCCAAGTCGGGTCGCGGAATGTTCCGCCTCATCCCTGGAGAGAATGTTGGGTCAGTGATTGGGCAGGAAAATGAAGGTTGGCGCGATGGCGTCATGGTGGACAAAAAGGGACGCCCCGTGAAATTTCGGGTACTTGCCTCTCCGGGATCCAGCGAGTTCACCGATGTTTCTGCCAGCGACATGACACAAGTCCGCCGCGCTTATCGCCTCGGCTATACCCGCGCCCCGTCATGGCTTGCCCGCGCTGCCAATACTCTTCAAGACATTGCCGAGTATCTGGCTTTTGAGAAGCAAAGCGCCAAGCTCGGTGCTTCGATGGCAATGGTTATCACCTCCCCCGAGGCGGGAACTATCGGGTTGGGATCCTCTCTTGTGAAAGGACCTTCCTATTCGTCCAACCAGCCGATGACCGTGGACGCCATGACCAACGGGTCAATTATTCCGCAGCTCAAGCCGGGAGAGAAAGTAGAGTCGCTGATCAACTCCCACCCTGCGGCCAACATCAAACCTTTCCTAGACACGCTGAAAGAGGAGATCGCAGTTGGCCTTGGGCTATCAGCTCAGTTTCTTTTTGATTCCACCGACGCCGGTGGTGCCAACCAGCGTTGGATCTTGGAAGAAGCCTCCATTCTGATTAAGGAAATCCAAGATATCATTATCCAAAGTTTTGCTGCTCCCTTCTGGCGCTTTTGGATTTGGAACGAGATTGAGAATGGTCGCCTGCCGATGCCAGGAGACGGATCCGATTGGTGGAGATGCGATTTCACGCCTCCTGCCGACCTCAGTGTTGATTTCGGGCGCGATGGCCGTCTGATGAGCGACCTTTTCCTGCGCGGACAGATTTCACCGCAACGCTACTACGCTTTGCAAGGACTCGATGCCGACAAACAGGACGAAGACATTATCCGTTTTGCCGCGCGTCGCAAAAAGTTGATTGCCGAGATTTCCAAGGAAGAAGGAGTTGAGTTGACCGTGGCCGACGTATTCCCTCCGGCTCCCGGTGCTCCTGCGATCCCACCATCGGCTTCTGCCGGAAGTGGGCAGGGTCAATAAAGGCGCATGATTTGACATAGCAAGAAAAAGCAATGTCCAAGCTCTCCCTCTTTGCCGTAGCTGCCGACTCGCGTATTGACGCCGAGGCCGGAGTCCTCCGTGGAGTCTCTTTAATCACTAAAGGCGCTGCCAAGGGACATGAGTTTCTCGGCGAACCAATCATCGCCGATGACACGACTTTGGATGAAGTTTGCGCAGCTGCGATGGGATTTGCCGACGGAGTTCCCGTCATGTTTGACCACGGTAGCGGGATTTCTGACCTCGTAGGTGCCATTAAAGATGTTTACCGCGACGGGGACAAGGTACGCGGGGATCTTTACCTTCTTAAATCGCACGAATCGTTCGACACGATCATTGAGATGGCAAAATCCATGCCATCTAATTTCGGACTCTCCATTTCGTTTCAGAATGCCCCGGAGCCAGTCATGGGCAATGACGAGGAGCCGGATGGTGACGGCGATGATGATCAAGAGGAAAGCCCAATTCTCGGTTCCTCCACCGACATTGTGGCCTATGCCGCCCGCATTGCGGAGCTTTACTCCTGCGATCTTGTCCAGGCACCAGCGCTCAATGCCTCCCTTTTTAACGCTATGACAGAAGCCACCACCACAGAAGAGGTTCCCGCAGTCGCCCCCGAGGTGGTTGTTGAGGAAGTCGCCCCAGAACAACCTTCACCTGCCCATTCCGAAGAGCTTCCTGCCGGTGAGAATCCGCTTCTTGTCGGAGAGCCTCCCGTTATTCCTGCGGCCCCCGAAAATCCCGACCGGATTGAGAATCCGCTAATTGTTCCTGCGGAACTTGCCCGACTTCGGGAAATCGAAACCAATTTTTCAAGTAACCGCACCGAGCTTGCCGCGATCCGCAGCGAACTCGCGGCCGTAAAAGAGACCCTTTTGATCAAAGAATCTCAGCTTGTGGAACTCAACATGCTCCATCGCTCGGTCAAGACCGTCTTAGGACTCATGCCAGCCGACGAGATTCCCGACATGGTTGATACCACTCCCGAGCTTTCCCTGATTGAACGCTACGAAGCCATGTCTGCTGGCCCCGAGCGCCTTGCCTTTTTCCAAGCCAACCGCCGCGCCTTAGAAAAGGCGATTTCGGCACGGGTTGGAAATGTTCAGTAAAAAAACGTAACCCAACCAACCAACTCAAATGGCTAATACATTTAGTTCCTCACTGGTCGTTGATACCGCGACAAAAGCCGCGATCACCGTCCTCCAGTCCAAACTCGCCCCCGTCAAGGCTTTCAGCACTGATTTCTCGAGCGATGTCGTCAATCCTCTTCGCAAGCTCCAGGTCGGCGTAGCAACAACGGCTGCCGCCGCTGTTTCGTCTCCTACGAGCTTTGAATCACAGGGCACCACCCTCACCAACACAGCTGTCACCATGACGCACTACTCGGCCCAGTTCGGTCTGAGCAGCGCACAGCTCAACCAAGGCTTCACCCTTGAGCGCATCATGGCGATTAACCTTCGCTCCCTTGCCAACGCCCTGATTGACGTTGCTTTGACCCCTCTAAACACCACGACCTTCGGCTCGGCTGTTTATAGCACGGCAATCAGCACCGCAACCGGTGGTGTTCTTGGTAACGACCTCATCACAAAGGCTCTTCCTGCCCTCTGGAGTGGCCTCAAGGATGGTACAAGCCGCAACCTTGTGTTGGATGGTAGCTATTACAGCTACCTCCTTCCTCAGTCCGGCTTCAGCCTCAAGCCCGGCGATGGTGCTTATGGCTTCGACACAGTTCACTTTAACAACCGCTGGACGGGTGTGACAGGTGGATCTGACGTCAACCTCAACGGAACGACCAAGACCATCAAAGGTTTTGCCGCTTCCCCAGAGGCTTTGGCAATCGCTTCGGCCCTCCCTTACATTGATCCAGCAGTCGCAAGCCTGCTTCAGATGAGCGAGACCATTGAAATCCCTGACCTTGGACTGGCCGTTCAGTTCAATGTCCACGGATCAGTCGCCAGCCGCAGCCTTCAGGCGTCCTTTGACGTTGTGTTCGGATCTGCCGCCGCAGATGGCAGCGCACTCAAGTTCATCACGGTCTAAGAATCCAGTTAGTGTGTGCATAGAGAGGGGGGTCTCGGAAACGAGGCCCTCCTTTTTTGCGTTTAGGACTCATTAGGATTCTTTGACAGGTGGGCTTCCTTGTGAACTCCGCCTTGATTGCCTCCTTCCGCGCCAAAGCCGCCGGGGAGATTGCAGACTCCCTTGGGACTCCCATCACGATTGGGGGACAAACTTTTAATGCGTTTGTTTCCACGCCTGCGCCACAGATGGATTTGGAAATGGGAGGATTTAAGACCAATCGCTCCATCCGCCTGCGCTGGCCGATTGGCCGCTACATCAAGCCCTCCCTTGGAACGGCAATTTTGCTGGTGAATCAAAACCTTACTTTTCGCGTGGAGACTTCCGAAGTGGGCAATGGTGCTCTTGGAGCAGAAGTTTTGGTTCAAGCAGTTCGGGAATAATTATGAACATTGATTTTATTGAAAGCGCTTTGAGCGTAGCTTTTACTTCTTCCGATTTTTCGGGAGCAACTGTTTACAAAGGGACGGATTCACAAGAATTAACCCCTGAAAGTCTCAACATTATTGTGGCCTGCACACAACTGGAACATGTCGCAGGATCACTTTGGAAAGCGGACATAGACGTTAAATTATCCGCACCGGCATTACTAGGTTCTGATTCTTACGATTCGTTTCAAACTGCACTTGATACGATGACAGGAAACACTCTCAGCAATACTTACATGAACGCTTATTTTAATAGTGGCGATGTAAACTTTGCTGGACTTTGGATTAACAACATCAAAACAAGCCAGCACGAACACACTTGGGTTGCCGAAATCTCGGTCACGATGGGAATCACGCAATAATTTGACACCCTAGAAATTTGTATATGGCCGCCACCATCGGAATCGTCACTCTTAACACGCTCATCACGACCCCTACCGGGTGCGTCCTTCAGGAGGCCTCCAAGGAAATCTCCAAAAAAGTCGTCACTGTGAAATCTTTGGTCGGAGTCACGGTTCAAGCCGCCCTTCTTCCGATGACAGAGACCAAGATCTCTTTGAAATACAAAGGAGTAGCCGGTCTTTCCTTGGCCGCCGCCAATTCTTCTATCGCTTCCGGCACCGCCGTTGTGACCGGGGTCTCGGTGGAAGAATCCAACAGCGATTATCCCGACACGACGCTTGACGTCATGGCTTGGAGCTAAATTTTATGTCCGCCGTCACCGCATCCCTCGGAATCAATTCCTTCACCTCGGGAACCGTCACCAAGGTTTCCACAAGCTCCAAGGTCACGACCAAGGTGCTTACCGATTATTCGGGAGCTTTCTCTGCTGCCGCCACCTTTGATCCTCTTTATGAGGCCACGGTTGAAGGATCTGGCACTTATCCAAGCATTGCTTTGGGAGTCATTTCGACCAACATCCCAAGCACAATCACCGGAGGGGTCATCCTTTGCGACAGCTACACTCAAACCGAAAAAAACGACGAATTCCAGAACTGGAAATACACCATCAAGGGATTCCCTTCGGCTTCTTAATCTAAGGCCTTCCACAGTTTAATATGATCGAAACCAACAAAAAATTCTCCGTGATCACGGATCACGAGGCTCCCTTAAAAAGCGCCAACACCCATTTGATCGCCGCAGCTTGCACGGCAGGGGGAACTCTCTCGCAAGACGGATATCTGGACACGATTGAGCAAGGTCTGGATGGAAAACCCCGCCGGACGGTGGTTTGGCTAATGGAAGAAAAGAAAATTACCTTTTCCGCAACTAAAGCCGAAACGATTTCCACCCAAGAGTTGATCCGTCGCTGGAATGACCGCGAATGGTGCTTTGCCAATCCCGACCACCCGATTGTCTGGATGCGTTACTATCAGCAGACCCTCACCCAACTTCGGGACGCCATTCGGGACCAGACTCCGACCATCGTGGTCAAGCGCGGGGGCCGCGCAGCCTACATCCCCGGTAAGGCTACCGAAGCCGAAAAAGCCGCCCTTCTCTCCAAGCTATGATTGATGTGACCAAAGACATGCTCTACAACGACGAGCCGGCATCCCTCAACGAACGCCTTTTTCAGGAGGAACCAATTATCGCAGGGCGAAAAGTCCGTCCTTGGAACAATGCGGTCAAATTAAAGTTAGCCAGGATCTTTTCTTGGATCTCGGATCTCGATCAATCCACCCAACATGAAGAATTGCTTTACGCTTTTCTTTATTTAGTGGCAGCCCCGATTGAACGGGTCGCTTTGAACACGCTCAACAAAAAAGCCTATTTTATAGATAAAGACGAGTTTGTGGGATCGCTTTCCGAGCAAGAAATTGCCTCCGGGGGGAAATGGTTTATCACCGTTACCAATTTAGAAAAAGAAACCACCGTTGAAGTGGTTGCAAAACCAAGTTCAGGAACAGGGGAAACACCACCCCCAAACTTGTAGAGCCTCCCTCGCTTGCCACGCTGATTTTTACGCTTGGCAAGGAGGGGGGCTTTACAGAGCAGCAAATCATGGATTTTGAAACGGGCATGCCCGTTTATCGCGTCAATGCCTATTACCATGCGGCTCTTCGATCCCACGACATCTGGACTTGCCCCCCTTCCGCCCCTGCGGAGCATCAAATTGATGACCTCTTAGCCTTTCTTGACACTTCGCAAGAAGAAGATGAGTAAAACGGGACTGACCATTGACACGACCAATTTCAACCGGGCTATCAACGAAATGGCCCGATTAACGGGTGTTTCTATGGAAGAGATTGTTTTGGCGGAAGTTGGAAGCGTTCTTTCTCAAACAATTACGAACACCCCCAAAGCGACAAAAGAATCCATCATGAAAAGTTCAAAAGACTTTATATGGATTCGGAACGAAGGAGGGACTTGGAACCGAAAAGGAAAAACTTATTACGGAGGGACTTTTTACCCGTTGAAATGGCATTACAAAGATGATCTTTGGAACTTTATTGTAACTTCCAAGGATGCGCGGATCAAAGAACTGATCAAACGCATCGGCGTCGCCAAACAATCATGGTTTAAACTGGCAAACAATCTTGGAATCAAACTCCCCAAAAATGTTCCGGGATACGTTGCAAAAGCGGCAGTCAACGGTCGAACTTTTGCAACGCCAGTAAATCAACAAAAAATCACTTCTGGTTCCAAAATTCAGATTTCTATTGAGAACATGACCCGATCCGCGATTGAAGGCGGGGGTCGCGCCGCATTACTCAAAGCCATCAATGGCCGCACCGGGTATTTTTACCGCAACCTAAAATCCGGAGCTTTTAAGAAAGTTTCTGATATTGCCAAGAAATACCCCGGATTCAACGTGCGCGGCATCTAATTGACATTCCGTCACTGATTTATGGCTTCCTCTAAAGAATCATTGTTTGCGGTGTTCGGCATGGACATTGCGCCTCTATTGCAAAGCCTCAAAAGGGCGACTAATAGCGTCCAAGAAGCCACCACTAAGATGGGCAAAGAATCTTTTGGTTCATTATTGGCACCTATTGGAAGCGTTGTGGCAGCCATCGGATCGGTGGCGGCCATCATGGAAGGAATGAAAAGCGGCCTTGAATTGGGCGCTCAAATGCAAGAAGCCGCTGAACAAACCGGCATTGCTGCCGGAAACTTCTACATGCTTCGCCTCGCCGCAAAAGATGCGGGACTTGAAGTGGACAAGATCCCAGGAGTCATTGGGAAAATGCAAGCTGTCCTAGCTGCATCTGTCAACGGCGGTGGACAATCCAGATTACTGACAAGCCTTGGGTTGGATCCTCGTCAATTAGCGGAAGCAAAACCAGATGAAGCATTAAGGAAAATAGGAGCAGCTATTGATTCGGTGGAAAACCGCGCTGCTCGAGCCGGAGCCGCCCGCGCAATCTTTGGCAGAAGTGGAACGGAACTTTTGCGTCTCTTTGCTTCTCCAGAATTCAAAAACTCGGGAAATCTTTCCGACGCCGCCAGAGTCATTGAAGAAAATGCCGCATTGTTTAAGCAGATCATGAATGATCTGGAACACGTTTGGGATCGTCTTAAAGAAATCTTTGTCGGTCTTGATAAACAACTTTTTCCCACCATTGATGCCGCATTAAAACGGTTGGAAGGGGTCGATTTTACTTCGTGGGGGGAAAAGATGGGAAATGTCATTGCCGGATTCTTTACAGATTTTACCAACCGCATGGAAATCCTTGGAGAACTCTTAAAAGAAGTGTTTTTGGGGGTTATCCTTCCTTTTATTACTCCTTTTACGGCATTGCTAAAAGATTCAGCGATTGTTTTTGGTCGAGCCATGAAAGATGTCCTTTTAGAGCCCCCTGCGTGGATTAAATGGACAATGGATCATGCCAAAGCCGGGGCTGCAATCGTCTCATTGGTTTCCGATCCTTTGCGGAACAGTCCCGTTTCAAAAGGTCTTGATTATTTGGAAACCCCCAACAAAAGCAGCGGTCCTGATTTTCTAGGCGACATGAAAAAAGCATTGGACGAATCCTATGCTGCCAACAATGGACACCGGGATAAAATGACCGAGCTATTTGAAAAACTAGCTGCACCAACCGGATGGGTGGAATCCCTGAATAAAAACGCCCGAGATAAAGCCAACGAAGAAGCCTCAAGAAATGGCGATTCCCCGATTTCCGGTGATCTTGGACTTGGAGGAAAAGGATTTGGATTAATTTCAGATTCTTTAGCTCGGGTTGGCGGAGGTGGAAATTTCCAACTTGGGGGTGAAATGACCAATCCGATTGTGACCGAACAAAAACGATCCAACACTTTGCTTCAGCAAATCCTTCAAGAAGCAAAAAACAACAAGCTTCCTGCCAATAATCTTCCAACCGGACAATTTGCTTTTTCGGTTTAACACCTAACCAACGATCATGGCCTCCACGACATCCACCTCCACCACGTTTGACGCACGTTTGGGAACCTATATCACCACGACGGTTGCCCAGGACGTCTCTTCCCAACCCGTTCCCACAGATTCCACGGCGTTTGAAATCACGACAGCTTATTCCGACGGAATTTACACGACCACTTGGAAAACCGAATCGGGAACAAATCCCACGGGCTTTCCGGCTCTACCATCTACCAGCACCTATAATTACGAAGTCCACACGTCGGTCAGCACGGAACCGCTGGTCACGCATTCGTATTTTACCTCCGGCGGGAAATGGGCGCTTTCTTCAACGGATCTCCAAGCCATCAAAATTGCGGAAAGCGATCCGGCTAATACGGTCACTGGATGGGTGGCGATCTCCACGGCCTCGGGATCATCTGCCAATCTCAAACAATATGCCACGCTTGTTTCTCAGGGAATTGATACCTACCTGAACCCTTCCATCACGCTTTCCATTACCGATGATGAATCCTCCCTTCCTAGCATTGCAACGATTGGTCAGATCGCTTCGGGACTGACCAACGCACCCACCCTCCCCTCGGGAGGGAATTGGCTTTTCACAGGAATGAACGCCACGGCCCTTTCCAATGGGAAATGGAGGATTGCCAAAGAATACCGTGCAAGCGGTCAAAAAGGTTGGAACACCTCGATCTACCAATAACCGATGAAACGCCTCCCACGGATGAGTTCTGGAGGAGTCTTGACTCCTCAAAGCTGGGACATGGTGGCTCAAGTCATCGATGCCAATTTCCGTGAATGCCAGATCCAGCCGGGCAAAGGAGTCACGATTTCCAACGGAACCGGTGGGCAGATCGTTTCCGTAAATCAGGTTTCTAAAAAATCTTCCCTTTCTGTTTATCCTTTTGATTTTATCGGGGTCACTTCCACCACTTGCAAATTTCAGCCAGGGACGATTGCCGGTCTGATCCCGACCAACATGTTTGCGACACTGACGTTTTCCACGTCCACAAGCTACCTTTTGGCAACTTGCACGACCTCGGGTCAAAAGGTGACCGCAGCCACGCTTTCCATTGTGACAACCGTCCCATCATTTCCGATTCCTTCCGTGGGGGCCGCGCCAAGTACCCTTTACATTGTCTTGGGAACATTTACCTCGGGATCATTCACAAATCTTTGGCAAAAATCCATTTCTGCCACACCCAAGGAAGTCATGCGAGTTCCCGTGACCAATCCTACCGCTTTTCAGCTTCCTTTCACGTCGTATTGGGATTGGTCGGTTTCTTAATTTCTTGAGGCCATGACACCTCAATCTTCCGTCACGTTCACTGTTCAGAATTCCAACACGTATTCCAATGATTTCATCTATCAAAAAACGTGGATGCGGTCCCAAAGTGGATCCACTAACGCTTCAACTTCCACGGTCAAGGTCTACCCATTGGTCTTAAACAATGGCACCTATTTCACGACTTACCGATTCGCTTCGTCGGGAACTTCAACGCAGTCGTACACCCGAAATTATCTGACCAACTCCTCCAAGGCTCCGAGCTACACACTCACCTCGAGCTATGTGTCCACGGAGTCATTTAATAGTCCGCAGACCTATTATTGGTTTTCCAATGCTGGACAAATTGGAGTCGTCTCAACCAATGCACAAGGAGAAACCGGGGTCTACAAGGCTCAAACACTTTCGCCTCTCTACGCTTCTTCCGGCTCAACCAGTTCAACGGGCAACTATTCGGCGTCTGGGGCAAGCTATACGGATTACCAGACGGTCAATGATTTTAATGGATATGATTCTGCTGGGAATATCCGATACTCGGGGTATTCCACATCCGTGGTTTCCACAACTTCCCGCACTATTGCCACCACGATTGATTCGGCAATCAGAGCCACCGCTGCCTATACGACAACGTGGACCACGGCCGCTTCCAACACTTCTTTTACGGTCACTTCCTACGACACCTTCACGACGGCGACCACAAACGCTTGGGGATTCGCCTCAAGTCTCTCCACATCGAGCAAGACCACGCTTTCCGTGGATACCTACACGGCTCTTTCCAGCTCGCAAACGACTACCTATATTTATGCCGGAATCTACCCGTTTGGAACCGGATCTCTTTGGAAAAGCCGAATTGAAACATTTGCCGACACAATAGTTTTTGTGCCTTCTTCGGCAGTGGCGTATGCGTTCACGACCACGGGAAATAACGTGGCCTCGGCAATTGCAACAACATTTGCTTCGTCATTAGTTCAAAGCAGTTTCTCGGTGTCGATGGTGACCACAAGTTTTGCTGCCGTCAGTTCTTCCATTACTTATTCCAGAAATAATGGCGGGCTAATTACTTCGTACCTTGTTTCCAGTTCACTTGTTCAAGGCGTCACTTCAAGCGTGACTTATCCGACCGGACTTGCTTTCAGTGACGTGACTTCTTCACTGACTTCTTCGTCCTATTCAGGAACTGCCGCCACTTATGCTGGATCCAATCCTACTTCAATAGTGACTTATTCGGCAGGATTGTCTCAAACGGGGTTGATTCCCTTTGTGTCCACACAAGCGGTCTCGTCGTTTGGGTCGGTCTATGTGGATTCAAACGGATTAAACCTAATCTACCCTCTGACCGATACGATTGCTGGAGGATCTAACCTTTCTGCCACGGGAATAGTCTTTGGATCCCTTGGATCAAGTAATGATTCCGTCAATGGAACGGGTGGAGAATCATATTTTCTCACTTCTGCTTCATTTATTCCCATTCCTGCAATCGGAGCCTCGATTCGGACAAACATTCCGACAATACAGCTGACCACTCAACTTAAAGGAGGAGGGACGTCACAATCTTTCCGCGCTTTGCCAGGACAAATGACCGGCGGATCAACTCCCGCCCCGGCTGCCTATTTTACCGCAGGATCTTTTCCGGCATGGCTTACGGTTTCGTCCGTTTTTTCCCAAGTGGGTTTTTCGGATCTTGGCTATGAGAATGTCCCGCGAGTTTTTCCGTTCAGTGGATCGGGAAGCTATGTTTCCAGCGTCTCTTCAATCCTTACTTCTATCTCTGGCAATACGATTTTTGCGACTTCTCAATCAACGGCCACTTCGCTCTCAGTCTCCAGCACCTCCACGGCCACCATCACCAACACGATCACCGGCTCAACCTCGATTGCTTTTGGCACCTCGGGAGCCGTCGCTAGTTTTTACGCCTCCTCAGTCACCAACTTGATCCCTGCCAACGTCACGGGATATGTCACTCCTCCGGGAGTTTTTGATGTCTGGGACTCGTCAAGTTCAACACGCTTTGTTCAAAACAAAGCGCAAATCTGGGGAGCCGGTGGCAATCAATCGTATTTCTCCAATGTAAATGGTTTTTATGCTGCCAAACCCATGAATTTTTCCCCGTATGCCGGAGGCTATGCGGATTCAGCGAATTCCACGTTAAGCGTGATCCCGGCAGTGGCGGCCTTGACTTACTCTTACGTTTCATAAGCAACCTTTGACACCCCTCGGAGATCAACGATCTCCACCATGCTTGTCATCACCATCGCGGCCACCCGTTCTTATCTCCATGCTTGGCCTCAATGCGTCCGAGCCATTGCTGCTGCCGCCGGCCACCACGAAGAAGCGCATTTTGTCTTGGCAACCGATGAGTCCAAGGAAGGAAAAATGGCCGAGGAGATCGCCAAGTCTGAACTTCCCGAGGGGTGGAAAGTCACGGTACTCCGTCTGCCGATCAAGGAGGACGAAAAGGATTACAAAGAAGCCGCCCAGCTTCGCATTGCAGCGCTGCAAGGGGCCTGCTTTAGCTTTGCCCGCAAGATCCGCGCTGCACAATGCCTTGTGGTGGAAAGCGACACCATTTTGCCTGCCCATGCCCTCCGAGTCTTGGAATGGACGTTGCAGATGCCCAAGGCGGACGGATCTCCCTACTACCAAGTGGCAGCCGCCACCTATCCCAACGGGCTCTTCCTTGGTGGATTCGGCTCGTATCAGAACCCGATTGCCGAGGATTTCTTGCCAGAAGAGCGAATTTTATCCCCAAAGCTAAAACTCTGCTTTGAACAATGTGAGTCTAGGCTAAAATCCTGCACCGATCAAAAGGTTGGAGAACGCGAGATGAAGCGTATGGGACGCCTTCGAGAACGGATCAAGAGCAAACCACCCACCGGGAGCGTCTTTGAATTGAATGCCAAGGGATATCGCCGGCGTGGGTGGATGGACTTTGCTTATCCTGGCATCGGTTTGGGAGCCGTGGTTCCGACCGATTGGTGTGGCCTCGGCTGCTCTTTACTCTCCAAAGAAGCTCTCTTGCACGCCGATTTCACCGGTTACGATGGCCGAGGGACTCAGGACCTCTTCCTTTGTTGGCACCGCTGGCACCCCGCCGGGATGAATCTGGCCATCGTCCCTCACGTGGCATGCGACCATATCAAGCGCCGTTCCTCGGAGGCCCCCATCACCGACCCAGAGATCATTCACTACCGAGCTTACCACGAGACCTCGGGTGAATGCCAAGGCCACCTACGTCAACGCGCCCAACCCTTTATCTCGGTTTAGCCTCCGTTTGACACATTAACAAAATCATGAGCATTCCCGGATCTGACGTTGTTGTCGCCCTTGACCCTACCCAAAGCCTAATCCCTTCTGCGTCGTCAATCACCACGACAAGCGGAACGGCCACCACATCCAGCGGGTCAACGATTGCCCTTGCAGCAAATTCGGTAACAAAGTTTTTGACCATTCAAAACACATCTTCAAGCGGCATTCTTTACATCGGAGTAGGAGCAGCTGCCACAACTTCCATGCTTTCGCTTGCCGCCGGTGTTGGATACGAATTTCCCGTAGTTCCATCACAAGCTATCTACCTTTTAGGATCCGCCTCGGTTAGCTACGTCATTCTCAGCGCTTAAAAAGATGCCTTTTTGCCTCCAGGACGTTTCGTCGGGGCGGGGCTTTTTTAACAACGCCTTTGATTCGGACGCTCGTTCCTATTTCTCCGCCGCAGGAATCACGCCAGCGTCAGCCACACCTACGGCTTATGATCAGGCCGCTACTTTTAATGGGACGAATCAGTATTTAAGTGTAGCGAGTAATTCGTCTTTGCAATTAGGAGCAACTAACTTTACTATATCAGCTTGGATAAATCCATCATCTTATAATGGTTGGATTTTGGGGAAATATGATCATTCCACAGGAATGGAATATGGAATAATTGTTAATTCTAGTGCTGTTATTCAAATTCAATTAGGAAATACCGTTTTTTCTATTATTTCTTCTATTCCATTAAATCAATGGAGTTTAATAACTGTAGTGTATAATGGAAGCACGCTAAATGCATATCTAAACGGTTCTTCTGTTTTTGTTTCTTTTGGATCTTATGGATTTACAAATAATTCTGCTCCTTTTTCTATTGGACAAGTTGGCAATTATTCATCTTCTTATTTTAATGGTTCCATTGCAGGAGTTGGAATCTGGAACTCCGACCTCAATTCAGCTCAAGTATCTGCTCTCTACAACAAAGGAATTGGACTTACCTACTCCGTCATCGGAGATTCAGATTTAGAACCTTACCTTGTTTCTTATTGGGCATTAAATGAAACCTCTGGAGCCTCCGTTTATGTGGATTCCAATGAAATTAATAATCTCACTCCCTACAACACTCCTACCAACTCGGTTGGCCCAATCGCCACAGCCACTCTCCCCACGCAGAATCTAATCAATTCGTTTGTGAAGGGAACAAAGCAACTTGGGTTGTGGAACTCAATGGTGTGTTGGCCTTTGAGGAGTAGTCAGAATGCTTCTTCCACTCTCACGGCATATAGCTTGGGGGGTTATGGAAATTTTAATGGTAATTTAGTTAATGTGGGAACTTCTTATTCTAGCCAAGGAATTGTCGCATCAACATCTGGAGGAGTTAATTTAGGAAGTCCTTTTAATTCAGCACAAATTTGTGCTGTGGTAGAAAAGCAAGCATCTCCTCCTTCTTCTGGAACATTTTTGGGATCTTATTCACCAGTCGGAAGCACTGAATATGGATATGAAAATCTTACTGACGGAACAAATGTTCAAGGAAGGTTTTACACTTCAAATGGTAGTGGTGGTTCTTCAGGTAATACAGTTTATGCTCCAACAACCATTAACAATTCCAATTTTAATTATGTTCAGATTTACACGGATAATACAAGCAATGGAACAGGTGTAAATAACCAGCTATCCGCTTTAACTGCAATGGCTACAACTACAAGATTAAATTCTACAAATAATCTTTTTCTTGGTGCTAGATATTCTGGAAACAATCAAATTGCAGGAACATATCCCTTTGCAATGATTGTAAATGCCTACAATTCATCTGCACCTTTGAATTTGTATTCCCTCTACAAATCCACCCTCGGAGTTGGACTAGCACTACCTTAATATGCGTACTTTCTCCTGCACAACCATCCAAGACGCATCAAGCCTTCCTTGGTGCTACGAGCTTCCCCCCATCCCTACGGCTATCCCTGTTTGGGGCGTGAATATCGTTCCCACGCCTGTCTATGCTTCCTACACAAAGGACGAGAGCGGATTTGAGCAACCAGTAGGTGAACCTATCAGCTTCACATGGTCTGCCCTCCTTGATCCTGCCGACACGGAGCTTCCTCGCTGGATCACGGAGACTACTCCTCCTCCTGCTCCAGAACCTAGCTTTTCAATTCCGATGCCATGAGTACCGATGAAGTTGCCAGTTTGCGTGAAGATATTGCCGAGCTTCGAGCCATTGTTGAAGAAAGATCAAAAGTTGCTTCTTCTCACGCATCCCTTTTGCGCATCGGTGTTGGAGCCGTTTTAATTCAAATTTTTACCTCCGTTTATTTTGCCGGGCAAAAAACCCAACTTTTAGATTCTTTGAGTCAAGACGTTGCCCGCTTGCAACTCAAAGTGGACACCATAGTAGGAAAAGGCATTTAAAAACCTTTGTTTTGACACCGGGTCTTCAGCATGAAGATCCCTTGGCCTATTCTTCTTGGCTGCCTTTTTCTTTCAGCTTGCGCTCATACGCAACCGCATCATGCGTTAGTTAATCATTTCATTTCAGAGGCAATTACCGAAAACGACCGAATTGATGGCAAAGCCGTGATGGTCGAATCCTGGCTGAAATCCCACTGATCTGTCGATAAAATGAAAAAATCTCTACACGTCCTTTTTTTCATGTTGACGGCATCGACATGTTCCATCGGAGCAGTTGCCGAAATTTCCAAAGCCGACATTTTGGCAACCGTCCGACACATGCAAGCCTTGGCAGCTGATCAAAAGGCTACGCTGATCCAAGCCCAAAATGATTATTTGCAAAAAGCTTTCCAACTTCAGGAACAAACGATCCTGACCGACAAGTTCCACAAGGAAGCCAGTGACAATGCCCGCCAACGGGACGTGATCCTCTATCTTTTTGCCATTGTGGTTGGATTTTATGTTGGGACGTTTTTCGGAGGGGAAGTCATGCGCGACTTCCCCGCCCCGTGGTCATTTGTCGCTTGCGCCGGTGTCTACATCGTCTCGGCTTTCTTTGCGTATACCGTGGGACGGATTGTCCTGGCATCGCTTGCCCATTTCATCCCATGAAAGCAATTCTCTCCTACATCAATCGCGTGATGTCGGAGAAAGATGGGACGCCCAGTTCCCTGCGATGGGCGATGGTCGTGATCATCCTGACGATCTGCGGTGTCGTGATCCACGCGGAGCTGACCCATCAGGACTTGAGCGCCAACTTGCGCGATATCTTGATCTGGTTGGGAGGGATTGCTTTTGGATCCAAGGTGACAGCCAAACCGTTTGAAAACACTCCTGCGCAGCCATCTAGCAATCCATGACGCCCACCGACATTCTTGCGGCTTCCAATGTATCGGGATTTTCTTCCCGATTCCGCTCGTGGATTAATTTTATCTTGGCGTGGGAATGTGATCTCGATCACGACGGGCAGATTCGGTTTGAAACCCTTGGAGATGGTGCAGGGACTACTTTTGCAGGACTTACCTCCCGCGACGATGGCCTAACAGATGCGCCCACGGCCCTCTGGGTGGCCAATACCTATCGGGAGAAATACTGGATCCCATCTCAGGCCGAAACATTGCCAATGCCGGTGGGGGAAGTAATCGCCAATTATGCGGTGAACTGCGGACTCGGCCGCGCCTCCCGATTCCTTCAATCGGCCTTGATTGATTACGGCGCCCGCATCGAGCTCGACGGGATCACCGGAGCCAACACGGTCTCCGCTGCGTGGAAAGTTCCAACATCAAAAGATTTGGCCTTGGCCGTCATTGCCAAGTCGCAAACCTATTACAACTCCATTGCCCTCGAGGGACGCCAGCAGTGGCTCACAGGATGGATTAACCGGAATAAGAGCCTACGCGACACCTTCTGCGCTTAATTTTATGGCATCCAACGAAATCGGCACCCAATTAGTCAGAGAAGCTCTTCAACAATTTCCGGATCATGGATCGCTGACCATTGCACGGGCTCTTTTAAAAAAGCATCCCGAAGTATGGAATTCCTTGGAAACCGTGCGCCAATCAATTCGTTATTTTCGCGGAGCCACAGGAAAAGTTGCGTTTAAAGAATTAAAATCGACGGAATTTGTTCGACCCAAAGGGAAACCTCACAATCCCATGGCTTTGCCTCCCAGTGATGAACGCAAATTCCTTCCTTTTGTAATTGAAGGGTCCGAACGAATCGGCGTCCTCTCGGACATCCACGTTCCTTTTCATAATAACCCCGCGCTGACCTGCGCCCTGGCACACTTTAAGAAACGCCGCATCGATACAATCTTACTCAACGGCGATACGATCGACTTCTACGCCCTTTCCCGCTTCGAGAAAGACCCCCGTGAACGCGACACCGCCTACGAGCTCAAAATGGTCGGTCAGCTCCTTGACTATATTCGGGAAAAATTCCCAAAAGCTCGCCTGATCTGGAAGGATGGTAACCACGACGAGCGCTGGATGAGCTACATGCGGGTCAAGGCCCCCGAACTGCTCGACATTCCCCAATTTCAATTTTCCGCCATTATGAAGTTTGCCGATCGAGGCATGGAATACGTCACCGACAAACGTCTTATCCTTGCCGGGGGACTGACGATCCTGCACGGCCACGAATATCGCCAAGCCATCCTGGCACCGGTCAACGCGGCTCGGGGATTCTTTCTTAAAGCCAAAGCCAGCACCCTGACCGGCCACCTTCACCAATCAAGCGAACACACGGAGCCCACCGTGCGCGGAAAGATGATCACTTGCTTCTCGGCGGGAGCTCTTTGTGATTTGCACCCGGCCTACATGCCGCTGAACCGCTGGAATCATGGATTTGCGATTGTAAATCTCAAAGGTGAAGACTTTGAGGTGGAAAACCGGCGCATTGATCGGGGAAAACTTTTATAATCATGGGCGTGCCGCCAGCACCGATTCCCCACCCGGAGCCGACTCCACGAACCGATGCCCTGGTATTCCCCAACGGTTGCATGTCCGGAAACCTCCTTGAGCATGCTCGGTGCCTAGAACGTGAAAACATCAAACTAAGAGCGCTTATTGAATCGATGCTCTTGTTCAAACGCCCAACTTCAGAGGATTGATTCAATGAAAATGATTTCTGACGAAGAAGGGAAAGTCAGGTGGGCGCTCTCCCTCGATGTCACGATCGAGGGAATCAAGCTACCATTCCGGCTGCGGATCACCACGGACGACCTCGACCAGGTACACGATGCGCTTAGCGACTTTCAGGCATTGATTGTTGAAAAGATCGAACAGCAACTGGGATGAAATCCCCACGCCGGATCAAGATCATTGATCGCAAACTCGGAAAAGAACGAGCCGTCGGTCAAGCGCATCACGGCGATAATCTGATCGAGATTGATCCCCGGCAGCGATCCCGCGACCGGCTCGACACGCTCTGCCATGAGGTGATTCACCTCCTCGGCCCCCATTTAAGTGAGGAAACCGTCATCTCCCACGCCAATATCCTGAGCGACGCTCTCTGGCGCGACAAGTGGCGCCGGATCGAACACTAGACCTCTGGCTCATGCCCGTAGGCACGAAGCAGCTGCCGGGTCAGGTGATTTTGATTCTGCATTTCAAACGCGGCCAACGTAGATTGAGCTAAAAGTTCCTGCTGAAGTTTGTTTGAAGCTCGAATCTCTTTAAGAAGAGCAGCTTGGTATTCATGCAATTTTTTCCCCTGACTTTCTAATCGCGAAAAACTGATCAAATAAAGAATCGGACATAACACATAGATCAAACCAATGATCGCACATAGCACCCAAACTAGGCCGCCGATTGACGCGATTGATGCCAACGCTTCTTGATTTGTGACCGCCAGTAAAAATGAATTCATGATTAAAGCATGCAACAAGCGTTCAGCAGGATCAAATTTAATGCAAAAGAGATACTCACAAATTATTCCCACGACTTACAAAAAACAAAACTTTGAAAACGTTACATTGCCTTTTGGTTAATGCGTTTTTGCATTTAACTTGATTAAAAGATGTCCCATTCTCTGATATGGTCTCTTTTAGTGAATAATCAGTTGACGGGAATCATGTTCAAACGGACTTTCTAGCATGAACACATTAGATTTCATTCGAGGACAGACTGTTGTTTCCAAAGTGGGGAAAGCCACAAAAGATTGGCAGTTTTTCCGCATCACCAACCGTCTTGAAAATTGGATTGTTCTCAAGCCCCTCACCTCCATAGAGGCCGGAGGAATATGGGTTCCCGGCATACCATACCCAAAAAAGAAAACTATCCGCAGGCTTGTTTTGGGCGCATCTGGGCACGAGCATATTGGAGGAATTGTCATCGATGGATTTGCTGCGCCTTTACGGATCTATCGCAAGCCTCGCGGGGGTAAAAGAGCCGGTTCAGGACGCAAAGCTGGTGGTGGAAAAGGACGCACAGCAATTACTCGATCCATTTCCATGCAGCCGGAAGATTGGGAACGATTTGATCGCCAGCAAGAAGGCATGTCCCGTGGTGGATTCCTCTCTAAAGTCCTAAAAGACAGGGAATAAAAATAATT